AACCATCGCGCCCCTGAGCGATACTCCAATCATCGGGCTGCCCGCCGTGGCGACCTGAACAACCCGGCTCTGGCCGGTGAGCGTGGCGATCAGCCCGCAAAGTTACACCACGCTGTGGGACACGATCCTTGGTTGCGGCGAGAGCAACCCTCAACGGCTCGCCAACGGGCACGGTCACACGAACCCCCGTCTTGCTTTGCTGGAGCCTGATTTCGCCCCTTGCCTCGTCGTAGGCGCTCCATGGCAGACGCAGGAGGTCGCCTTGCCGTTGGCCGGTCCACAACGCCATCGTGAGCGCCAGATGCATATGCGGTGGCGCATGGCGATAGAACGCGGCCTCGTCGGCTTCCGTCCAAACCTTGTCGGCGCGATTCGCCTTGTAGAGACGGCCGGCGCGTTCGCACGGATTGCACGGCGCAAGGCCGCGATTGAAGGCCCAAGACAGAATGCGCGCGAGAACGGAAAAGGCGTAGTCCGCATGGCGCTTGCCTTTCGTCGCTTGCCGATCGCGCCATGCCAGAAATTCCGCGCGAACACGACGGTCGGCTAACGCGGTGAGCGGCAAATCGCGAAATTCCGGTTCAATGCTCTTTTCGATATGCCGCGCGTATTCACGCCGCGTTGCGAGGGCCAGATTCTGGAAATCAGAGCTGTCCTGATATTGTCGCGACAACGCCAACAACGTGCCTTCAGCCGGATTTCGTCGTTTGGCGTAGGCGGCGTTGTAAGACGCAACGAATTCCGGCGTTCCGTATTCCCCCAAGACGCGCGGGCCGCCTTTCCAAGCGTAATAGTAGGCAACCTTGCGGCCGTCAGCGAGGCGCTTGGTGACCTTGTTGAGGCCCTTCATACGAACGCGCATCTTGCTTTGCCTTCCACTTGTCGAAAGCCGTCTCCGCCTTGGCGGCATCGTCTTTCAGGTGAACGAAGAAGCCTCCTCCCGGCAGAACCTCGATTTTTTCGGCCTCTCTGCCGGCTTTGCGAATACCCACCAGAGTGCGTTGAACCTCGGTCGAGCGAACGGCGGGCCTCTTTGCCATCACAGCACCCCCGATGATTGGGCCGCGGCGGCGGAGTCGGAGCCGAGGGGAATCCAGTTGGCGGGGGTGTGGTAGAGATCGCCGTTTTCGATCGGCGGCTCGTTCTCGCGGCGGCGGACGTCGTTGGGGGAGAAGGCGCCGATTTCGCGGGCGATGCGGTAGGACTTGAACCGGGCTTCCATGTCGCCGCGCGTGAGCGCGTTGAGGTCGTGCTCGAAATAGTAGTTGCGTCGGCCGGCCGTCGTCAGCAGGCAGCGGGCGAAGGCGCCTTCGATGCGCGCGGCGAGGGGGCCAAGGGCGTTCTGCACCATGGCGCGCGCTTCGTTCTCGATGTTGGAATAGGTGGCCTTTTCAATCAGCCCGACGGTCGTCGGCGGCATGCCGAAAATGCGCGCCACGTCTTCGTTGGACAGTTTGCGCGTCTCGAGGAATTGCGCGTCCGCCGGCGTCATCGTGAACGGCAGCCATTTCGTATCGCCTTCCATCACGAAGATTTTGCCGGCGTTCGCCGGGCCGCTGAAACTCTCCCTCATCTGCTCCCGGATCACCGTGCGATTGTCGTTCGACAGCCGGTCGGCGAAGATCAGCGCGCCGCTCGGCGCGAGGCGATTTCTGGAAATGCTGTTGATCGTCTCGGCGTGCGTCAGCGCCTGGCCCAACGCGCCGCGTGCGATGTCGATCGGCGACAGGCCGTAAACGCCATTGCGCGTCGGGCCGCGAAGGTGCAGCATTTCCTCCGGCAACAGCACCCAGCCGACGCCGAGCATGTCGGTGGCGCGGTAGCGCAGGCGGCCCGTGGCGAGTTGTTCGATCGCGACCATGCCCGGCAGGAACGGATGCAGAGCGACAACCTCGCCGCGCCCGTTGCGCTCGATCCGCGCATAGGCGTTGCCGCGCATGTCGAGCGAGCGGACGAAATGCTCGCGCATCTCGAATCCGGTCATGTAGGGGTTCGGCGTATGGGCGATCACGTCGGACAGGGCATGGTCTTCGGCCCGCTCGCGGCCGCCGTCTTTCGTGCGGCGGTAGAGATGCAGCGGCACGCTCGCCAGCAATTCGGCGCGCAACGAAACGCAGCGCGCCGCGACCGAGAGATTGGACAGAACCGCGTCGGGGCTCGCGCCGCCGTGATAGGGCCCGCGCTCCTCGCGGAAGGCCTCCGCATAGGCGTCGCGCCCGCTGGCGGCGGCGCGTTTCTCTGTCCCGAGGATGCGCGAGAAAAAGCCCATGTCAGCCCCGCAAGGTCTGGAGATAGAGGCGCGCCCGTTCGCGGCGCGGGAAGCGTCGCGCGGGCCGGGCGCGTGCGACGACGATTGTTTCGGGATAGGCGGGCCAGCTCTGCACAACGGAAATCTCGTGCAGGTTGACGGCGCGCAAGGTGCGCTTGTCGCCGCGCCATTCGTCGCCGCCGGCCGGAACGTCGAAACCGAAGGACATGCCGCCGAGATCGCCGCGTTCGGCCAGCGCCAGCACGTCACGCGCGGCCTGGGTGTCCGGCAGGTCGAGCGCGAAGGCGAGGCCCCGCCCGTCTTCCGACAGGCGCAGCGAGCCGCTTTTCGAACGGCCAAGGACGAGCGAGGGATTGTGGTCGACGAGCGCGAGAATGTCGCGCCCGCCGGCCAGCGACGCCCGGAAGGCTCCGGGCGCGATCGTCTCGGCGAAGTCGCCGATGGTCGCGGCGCTGTTGAAGATCGCCGCGTAGCCTTCCAGCCGGCGCGGATGGCCCGGCGCGGTCCGGCATTCCAGAGAGGCGGCGCGGCGCTCCAGCATCACGCCTCCGCGTCGATGATGGCGGCGAAGGACTCGACATGGCGCACGGCCACGTCGGCGTCGAGGAAGGCGTGAATCAGCACGCCGCCCTTGCTCGCCACGTCGGGATGATAGGGGTTCACCAGCACGTCGACGGCCGACCAATAGGCGATGAGCAGGTCGGCCCATGCGCCATAGAGGATCGCCGAAAGGCCCGCGCCGGTGCCCTTGGTCAGATCGGCGGGAACCTGATTGGAGAACTCGTAGCGCTCGCCGGCGAAAAAGCGGTCGAGGCCGTAATATTGCCCGACCGTATCCTTGGCCTTGTTGGCCACGCGCTTGACGCGGGCGTTGGTGAGGAAGGCCGTCGCCGCGTCGACGTTGGCGATGTCGAGCAGGGCGTCGAGATCGGCCATATCGTCGGGCGTCGGCGCGCCGCCGTTCGCGCCGAGCGCGTGAATCTGCCCGGCCGGCAACAGCGACAGGACGCCGCCCGGCTCGTTCGCGCCGCCGCCCTTGATCGCCGCCTTGTCCAGCGCGGCGGAGAGCATGAAGGCCAGATCGCTGCGGACGATGCCCTCCACCTGCGGCGAGGATTGCAGCATGAGGCGGCGGCTGAACTGCGTCTCGGCGGCGACGGTCTTCGGGGCCATCGTCACCTTGTCGAAACCGGGCTCCGAGCGGCCCGGCGCGCCGTCCTCCGCCACCCACGCGGCGGCGGCGGAGGCCGTGAGGCGGGGGATTTCGAGATTGCCGACGCAGCCGCCGATGACGGTGGCGCCGAGCGCCTCCACCTTCATGGCCGGGCGCAGCCGGTCGATGAACAGGCCGGCCATGTGGTCGGTCGCGACCAGCGCGCCGGCGGCGCCGCCGGTCTGCAGGGCGCGGCGCTCGCCGAGCAGCATCTCGACGGGGATCATGATGTTGCCGCGCATCTCGCGGCCGCGCGAAAGCTCCTGACTCATCTCGCCTTCGAGACCGTCGAGCCGGCCTTCCATCGCGCCGCGCAGGGCGCGGGCGACCGAATAGCCGCGCAGATCGCGCGCGGCCGGGCCGCCGGCGACGGGCTGGCCAACGGCGCGGCGCTCCATCTCGGCGACGGTCTCGGCATTGGCGATGCGCTTTTCAAGGCCGGCGCATTCGCCCTTGAGCGCGTCGAATCGCGTCTGCTCCGCGTCGGAGAGGTCGCGATTGGCGGCGGCGGCGACGTCGAGCAGGCCGCGCATTTCGGCGGTCTTGGCGGTTCGCGCCTGCTGGAGTTCGTGAAGCGTCATGAATTGGGTTCCTTCTGAGGGCAGGGCGCGTCGTCGCGACGGGCCACCACCGGCGAGACCGCCGGCGATCGGGTGAAAGGGTTCGGTCGCGAGCGATTGACCGGAGCATCCGTTTTGCGCCCCCGCATCGCTCTTGCCGTTGTTGGCCCGACCGAAGGGGCCTCAACCTTCGGGCGCAAAATCAGTCCTCGCCGAGGATCGGATTCGCGCGCTCGTACTCGGCGCGGGCGGTGATCTGGTCGCGGAACGCCTTGATATTGAAGGCCTCCAAAGACCTGATGACGCCGCCGCCGGCCGGTTTGAGGCTCCAGCCATCGTCGGAGCTCTCGCAGCAGATGACGATCGGCGAGCCCATCTCGCCATGGGCGATCGCGAGGTAGCGAAACTGATCGAAAATGTCGGGCGATCCCTTGGTCTTGTTGGCGCATTCGCGCAAGACGCCATAGGCCTCGCAGGCGAGTTCGCCGGCCTCCTTGGCCGACTGATTGTGCTGCTGCAGCAACTGGCCGAAGACCATGAGGGCCAACATGTCGAAAATGTCGAACATGCGCGTCGCGCCCTTCGCCGTCGTCGGCGCGCAGCGGTAGAAGCCCTTGGAGACGGCCTCGTTGAACTGCTGGCGGTCGACGTTGGCGATGGAGCAGGCGAGCTTGATTTTGAAACGGAAGTTGGACACGGCGATTCTCTCCTATCTTGTCAGCTAACGATAGCTAAACCTAGCGTGATTCGCAACAGGTTTATCACATCACTTCATTTGCTCCCTGTGCTCGCGCGCGCCGAGGTCGGGTTCCTCGTCGTCGTCCAGTTCAAGTTCGTCCAGTTCACGCTCCGACATGCCCCAGTCGCGTTGACTGAAAATCTCGGGCGCGCCGAGGCTCGGCTCGTCGTCGCCGCCTGGCTCGCAATCGTCGGGCGTGGCGTAGCCGGCGGGGCGATAGCCTTCGTCCTGGCTGTGGCGTTCGGAGAGCGTGGGGACGGTGATTTCCGCCTCGCCGTCCTGTCGCGAGCCGCGCGCCCAGGCCGAGCGGTCCCACGGGGCGCAGCGCTCCGGCGCGCCGAGGGTCGGCTCGTCCTCGTCGCCGCTCGGCTCATCGTCGCTCTGGTCCTCTTCGGCGTCGTGGCCGTCCTCGGCGTCGTCGTCGACGCCATAGCCGAGGGCGTCGGCGTCGAGGCCCTGATTGTCCTCCTCGGGGCGGCCGATTTCCGCCTCGCCGTCGCCGGTGGCGCCGCGCGCCCAGGGGAATGGCAGGTCGTATTCGTCGAACAGCTCGGGCGCGCCGAGCGTCGGCTCGGCGTCGGCGTCGCCCTCCAGGCTGTCGCGCATGGCGATCAGCGCGTCGATGGCGTCTTCGAGCCGGCGGATCAGGGCGGGCGAGGTTTCGACAAAAATCGCCCGTTCGCGAACATGGTGGTTCATGCGCGTTCTCTGTGGTATAGAAGGTTTCAGACGGTCGATTTTCTACCACATCAATTACGACTGGTCAAATATCTACCATATGGGACTTATATGATCGTTGGAGCGCAGATAAGAGCCGCGAGAGCGCTCGTTCGCTGGACCGTTGAGGAGTTAGCCAAGGCGGCTCAAGTCGGCGTCATGACCGTTCGGCGGGCAGAAGCATCCGATGGACCGCCATCAATGCTTCCGAACAATATGGCCGCGATACGCGCCGCGCTGGAGGCGGCCGGCGTCGAGTTCATCCCCGAGAACGGCGGCGGGGCGGGGGTGAGGCTGCGGCTGCGGAAGGGCGGATAGGCCTGCGACAGCGCGGCAGTTGACCCGATCACAAAACTGCGATTTGTATGGCCTCGCCTATAAAATGTATGGGTTGAGACATATTTTGGTAAGGGTCGTATGGCAGACATAATCCCGTTCCGCCGCCCCGAACCCGACCGTCTCTCCAAGGATGAATTCCGGGAGATCGTCATAGGGTTCGTGAAAGCGGGACAGGTGATGGTGAGCCGCCATCTCTACCGTGACCATCCCGAGCGGGCGATTTCGCAAGCTCAAATCGAACGGTGCCTCGAAATGGGAACCGTGCAAACCGATCCTTTCCGAAACCGTTTCGGAAATTTTCAGGCGGAAGTCTTCCGCCACATGGCCGGCCATCAACTGACCGTGGTCGCGGCCATCGAATGGGAAACCCAGGTCGTGGTCATCACGGCCTTCTAGCCGGGAGGAGGATGCATATGAACTATCATTACACCGAATCCGGCCTCGATAACATTTGGCTGGAAAACGGCTTCACGATTGAAGCCCACCCGAACTACGGCGAACTGGTTTCGATCCGTAACGTCCGAGGCCTTCATGCGGCGATCGGACGTTGGCTGATCGATCAACCCCGCAAGCTCACGGGCGCCGAGTTTCGCTTCCTTCGCGTCGAGCTTGATCTCTCGCAGCGCATGTGCGCCGAACTGCTCGGCGTTTCGGAGCAGGCCGTTGCAAAATGGGAAAAAGCGAAAGACAAGGCTGTCGCCAACACGGCGGCCGAACGCCTGCTTCGCGTCATCTATAACGAGACGCAATCGCCCGATTCCGAGCTGACGCGGCTCATCGATCGGCTGACGAAGCTCGATGCGGCTTTGGCGGAGCGGGAGTTGCACCTGACGAATGCGGCCGACCGCTGGGCGCGCGCGGCCTGAGAGGCTTGGATTCCCGTTCACCGGGCTTGCAAGACCATCGCGAGATGGCAGGGCGCGCCAGACGATCACACGTCTCGCGCGCCCTCATCTTTTTCAGCCCCCGAATTCGAACACGCCGATGAACGGCGACCTTTCCACTTCGGCGAGATCGTGTTTGGCCGCCGTCGCCAGCGCCATGGTCAGCGCCACGGCGCCGTCGATTCGCCCGCGCGCGCGGGCCTTGTCCAGCTTGCGGGCGCCGGCCGGATCGGTCGAGACGACGGCGTTCGAGACGTTCCAGGTCAGGATCGGGTGGCCGCCATGGCGCAGGCGACGGTCGATCAACAGGCGCTCCAGAAAGTCGAGGGCGGGGGCCATGTCCTTGAAGCCCTGGCCGAACGGCTCCAGCGGCGTTTCGCATTGCCGCTCGGCCAGCTCGCGCTTGAAGCCGTCGATCTTCCAGCGGTCGAACGCGACGGAGCGAATATCGTATTCGCGCGCCAGCTCGTCCACCTTGGCGGCGATGAAAGCGGGGTCGACGGTCTTGCCCGGCGTCGTCTGCAACAGGCCCTTGTCGCGCCACATCCAATAGGGCGCTTTGTCCTCCGCCTCGCGCTCGTGCAGCGTGTCGCCGGGCAGCCAGAAGAACGGCAGCACGTCATAGGCCCCTTCGTCGTCGGGAAACACCAGCACAAGGCTTGTGAGGTCGCGCACGGCCGATAGATCGAGGCCGGCGAAGCAGGGCCGGCCGGCGAGACGGGAGAGGTCCGGCGGCGCGGCGTTGGCCATCCATTCGGCCGCCGTGACGAAATGGCGCTCGCCGGAAATCCGCTGGTTGAGGATGAGGTTGCGGAAGGCCGGCTCCTTGGCCGGCATGCGCCGGGCCTGCTGGGCCTGGCGGCGCACCTCGTCGAGGTTGAGGAAGTCGCCGAGCGCGGGATTGGCCGCCGCCCACGCGGATTCGTCCAGAAGGTCGACGTCGGGCGGCGCGGCGTGCAGAAACAGCTTGAAGGTCGGGTCGTCGATCGCGCCGGCCTGCACCTGCAAGCCATAGTCGATAAGCACGGACAGGGGCTGAATGTCGGTCGCGGCCTGCGTCGAAATCGTGATGAACAACGGGCATTCGCGCGCGCCCATGGCGGTGTCGAGCGCGTCGTAGAGGTCGCGCGACTCGGTTTGCCCGAGTTCGTCGTAGATGGCGAAGGACGGCGACAGGCCCATTTTCGTTTTGGCGTCGCTGGACAGGGCCGCGAAGACCGAGCCGGTCTCCATGTCCTCCATTTGCTTGGCGAAGCGCTTGATGCTGACGCGCCGCGACAGGATCGGGTGCGCGTCGACCATGGCGGCCATCTCGGCGAATATCTTCGAGGCCTGGTTGCGGTCGTTCGCCGCCGAGTAGCATTCGCCGCGCGGTTCGGCCTCGGGGCCACACAGGTGGCAAAGGGCGAGCGCGGCGGCGAGCGCCGTCTTGCCGTTCTTGCGGCCGAACGACAGGACCGCCGTGCGAACCGGCCGGCGGCCATCGGCGTCTTCGGCGTAGATTTCGCCGATGATGGCGATCTGCCACGGCCGAAGCTCGAATTTTCGGCCGGAATGGCGGCCGGCGGTGATGTCCAGCGTGTGGATGAAGGCGATCACGCGCCCGGCGCGCGACAGGGCAGGGTCTTGCCACGGCGGCGGGGCTGCCTTCGGCAAGGGCACGCCCTGGCCGAACAGGGGCAGCACGTCCGCGCCATCCCGCGTCGGACGTGCGATAGGTTTTGCGCCGATTCCCCGCTGTCCCATGTTCAAGCCTATGTTTTTCCTAGAAAAAATCTCGAATTAAGTCTGCGCTTACTTCCCCGGTCGGTTGCAGGGGCCCTGTCCCGACGTCCTTGAGGGGGGTATCCCCTGCGATGAACGGATGGTTGTCGTCGATCGGCAAGCCATTCGCATCGCAGCCCTTGAAGGCGATCGGCGAGCCCCCGCCGAAGGCGTGCGGATTGTCGCGCGCGGCGGTCTTGGCGTTGTGGCAGCGCGCGCACATCGAGGCGAGGCCGTCGAGAGGCGGGAAGGGATCGCCGCCGCTGGCGATGCTGCGCTTGTGGTCGACCACGGTCGCAGCCACGACGCGCCCGCGCCGGGCGCATATCTCGCACCACGGCTGCGCTTGCAGCTTCGCCTTGCGCAGCGCCCGCCAGCGGGCCGTGTAGTAAACCCGCTTAGCCATTTCCGGCCGCCATCGCTGCGAACGTCACGCCGGCGGCAGGGAGGTTGGCACCCCTCGGAGGCCAACGGCTCGGCAATACCCACCCGCTTTCCCGCCGCCCCTTGAGTTCCTGCCAAGGCACGGACTCGCCATGCTTGCGCTTATAAGCTTCCCACTCAGATCCCTCGGGTGAGTTGCGGGCAACCCAAACCCCATGGGCTGAACAGGTTGGGGACGAGGATCGGACAACGGAGGACGCCACCGTCGCGCGCACACGCGCGCCCGCGTTTTGGGTATAAATAGGTCGTGTCCCGGTTGGTGGTGTAGCTGGGCGGGAGCAAGCCGCTCGCGGTGCGCGCTTTTCATAGCGCCGTAGCGAGCGAGCGGCTTGCGGTGGTCATCGGCGTTCGCCGGTAGGATCGGGTTGCG